TTATAATATCCAATTCACTATAGTGAATATACCAATAGTAGCAGTAAAAAGAAGGAATGCGAATAATGCTAGACAGCCCCATACAAATAGCTTGTCTTTCCATGTTTCTTCATCATCATCATCATCAATGAGTTTTTCTACCACTTTTTTCTGTAATGGATGTTCCGTATGTAGTCCTGTAATAATGTCATGATCTCCTTTGAATTTTAAAGCACGTACAATATGATAAGGATCATTTCCCATCGATTTTTCAAACTGTCGACATGCCGCGTGCATAACATCTGTTTTCTCTTTTTCAAGATACCAATATCGTCCAGCCATTTCGGGGTATTGTAATGTAAAGTAAATATCACCGAGTTTTTTTCTAAGTTCTAACTCATTCGGATAAGTAGCGATTAATCCGTGTACTCTATCTCTTGCTTTTCCGAGGTTGTTATTTTCAATATCTTTTTCAATTTTCTTTAATGTTTTTTCAGGGATTATTTCTACCATGTAATCCTCCTTTATTAGAATAGGTGTGGTTATATTTTATAAGAAATAATAAAATTTAGAAATTTTATTTTTAAAAAGGATTGTACATTCTATTTTAAGTATGCTATGATAATACCAGTTGAATAATTAAATTAAGCAATCCATATATTATCAAGTGCCGAAAACGAACGAGAAAAAGTATGTGAGAACTAGTTTATGTTTCGTATTTGATAATGTGTGGATTCTTTTTTTATACATGAAGACTAAATAATAAAATGTATTTTCTTAGGAGGAAATAATTATGACAGTTACAGGACAAGTAAAATGGTTTAACAACGAAAAAGGCTTCGGTTTCATCGAAGTTCCAGGCGAAAACGATGTATTCGTACATTTCTCTGCAATCGAAACTGAAGGTTTCAAATCTTTAGAAGAAGGTCAAAAAGTTAGCTTCGAAATCGAAGAAGGCAACCGTGGACCTCAAGCTAAAAACGTAATCAAACTATAATTTTATAGTTTATTATAGAAAAAAGGATGGCTTATGCCATCCTTTTTTTTGTTGTTGAAATATACAAACATAACGATTATATTGGGGGAGAAGGCGGATATATATATGATGGAAAAGTATATAAATGAAGTAATACTCGATGTTCGTAGAGGTAATGAAGAGGACTTAAAAAATACAATTGAAGAGATAAAGGCGTACGCGAAAACTTATGAAAATGATAAAGTGACGTTAATTGATCTGAAAAAATCTCATTCTCATGTTTTAGATGAAGAACGATATATAATCACATTACAAATTGAAAGAGATACAGAAAATCTCGGAAGAAAGTATGAATATGAAGAAGAAAAAATAGTCGGTTTTTTTGAAGATGAAGAAGAGTAAAAGACTTTCCAAAAAAGGAAGGCCTTTTACTCTTCTTTTCCAACTTTTTTCTTTGCGCGTTTCTTGCATTCTGGACATTTAGATTTACGAAAAGGCTTCGCGAAGAACAGTAAAATAAAAAATAAACCGAATATAATACTCGCTGAATTTTTTACGATAACAATGCTACTGTTTTTCATTTGAATTGTTGGATGATCTTGCTTTTCTTCCATGAGAGACCTCCGTATATTTGATTTATATTTTAATTATAGCAAAGTTAATTGTTGTAATGATGTGAAAAGAGGAAGCGATTATAAATATTTATAGATAGTATAAATATTTTTTGTACAGGTTTGAATTATTTTATTATTATATAGTTACTTTTAAATTTAATAAATATTTGATAAATGATAAAGTATTGTAAAAAAGGGAAATCTGTAAAGCATTTCCTTTTCATAGGTGCTAAAATTATATATGCAGCTGCTACTATAAATAGAAAAGGGAGATAGTAGAATATGGAAAGTAAAGTAGAACGTTATGTCGAAAATTATGTTGTAAGTAAAAAAACGATGGCCTTACTTCCTGTTGTTCTAGGAGAAAAGCAAGTGGTTACGCGAATTGTTGAAATGGAGGATTCTTTTTTCGTGTTTCAAAAACCTCTCGATATTATAGAGAGAAGTTGCCGGAAACATGGTTCTAGTTTTTTTGGGCAAAACCTCTTGAAATACATAAAAAGAGTTTAATCCAATATATCATTAATTAAACTCCATTTCTACAATTTCTAGTTTATAAGCGTGTAATTTATCGCTTCTTTCAATAACTAACTTTTTTAGTATGATTTGCATGAATATTTTTTTCTCTTCATCGTTTAAGTTTGCCCAGTTAAGTTTAATGTCTTTTAGAATGTTTTTTAATTCCTCGTTTTGTAGCTTTTTATTTTCAGCTGGTTTTAGTTTATACAATTCTTCTGTTAGAACTTTTTCTTTTTCATTTTCTTCTTGCATGAACTCTGTGAATTCCTCATCTTTTAAGTGATCATTTGCCCAAGCATATTGCCACTTTTTACGTCTTTTTTCTATAATCTTTAATTCACTTTTAATTTGTTCTATTTCATTTTCTGTATTACTATTTTCTAATTTAACGTCTTCATCTGTTGCATCTATGTAAAAGGAAAGAATGTGCGGTATTATAGCCTGTTCTAATTTTCTTTCGGACATATTCCCCATAGTGCAAACGTTTAATTTGCGACCTTTACAATAATAGTGTTTGTATTTGATCTTAGTACCGTCTTTGTTTTTCGATACTACGTAGTTACCAATAAGTGATCTACCACATCTTGGACACTTTAGAATTCCAGAGAAAATATAACTACCATATTGACTACGAGGGTGCGATTCTTGTCTGGATTCTCTTAATATTTGGACGCTATTAAACATTTCTTCTTCGATAATAGCTGGTACTGAATTTGGAACTTCAAAATAATGTTCTGTTTCTTTTCTCCAGCGTAAAGTTCCAATGTAAAGTGGATTCTCAAGGATATACATGACAGCTTTTTCATTCCAGTAATCTCGTCCAGCAGTCTTAGTAGCGTTTAAGCGTTTACTAATTCTGGTTGCGCTGTGACCTTTTAAGTAATCATTGTAGATAGAACGAACGACCTTCGCTTCTTCTTCTATAATTGTTAATATTCCTTCTTTATGGTCTGCATTATATCCATAAGGTTTTCTAGGTGAAGTATATTTACCTTGTCTAACTTTTTCTTGTTGCCCAACTCTAACTCTTTCACCAATGTTTTCACGCTCCCACTGAGCTAGTGCTGCAATGATGGTGATGAATAATCTTCCGATAGCTGTTGTAGTATCATAAACTTCTGTAGCGCTTTTGAATTTACAATCGTATTCTTCAAATACATCTAATAATGTATATAAATCCAGTACAGATCTTGTAAGGCGATCTAAGCGATGAACTAAAACACAATCAATTAGTCCTTTTTCTATATGTTCTATCATTCGTTTCAATTCTGGACGGTTAGTATTTTTAGCAGATATACCTTCATCTACATAGTAACCAACGACATCCCATTCCTGTGCATCGCAATATGCTTTAAGTTTTTTCTTTTGAGCTGAGATGGAATATCCTTCTACAGCTTGTTCCTCTGTTGAAACACGAGCATAAATTGCACATCTCACTTTTTATTCCACCTTTCAATTCGTTATCATATTCATTTTTTTGTTGGTGAACGTATAAAATTCTAAAAGCTCAACAGGAATATTATTTTTATATGCTATACATGCTTTTGTATCACCTGGAGTAATGCTATCTTTATCTATTAACAAAAGCGCAGCAAATATATTGGCTTCAATTTCTAATTTATCAACAGATAAAAATGTATTTTTTCGCAAGAACGGTGTATTCGCTTGAGGGTGTAGGACAGCATGTCCTAATTCATGGGCGCACACCGTTCTTTGCATAGTTGAAGATAAATTACTATTAATAGCTATAAATTTATTTCTCTTTTCATATTTGTAGAATCCATTAATTTCTTCGTGTAGATCATGAAAAATGATATTTATATTTAAACATTGAGCAAGTTCAAAAGGGTCTTTGGTAGTATGTTTTTTGCAAAGTTGATTGACTGTGTTGTTTATTACGAATTTCAATGTGATCACTCCTGAACTTACATTAATTATCTTTACGATGCTTCTTAGGAATGTATTTTTTATTAATAACTTTTGTTTGACGTACAATGTATTCCATTGCATCTAATAAAGAATCTACAGCTTCTTCACTCATTGGCTCACCAGAAAACATAAGTCCTTGTGAGTCTATTAGGTCACGTTTTATTTCTTCCATTCTTTTTTCAATATCTTTTTCGTCCTTATTGGTTAATTGATTTAACGGTTCTCTTCCTAGTAGATAATCAGTTGTTACATGGAAATAGTCAGCTACCTTTTGTAGTTTCTCAGCCGATGGTGATGTTGTATCCCATCTACGTATAGTTCCATTTCCGAATTCTAAATCACGTTCTAGTGCTGAAAGTGCTATTTTTCTTTGTGCGCATAGACTTTTAATCGTATTAACTAAAGTCATTTTAATCACCTTTCTGATTTAGCGCAGATACACATTTAGCAAATATGCTATAAAATCATTGACTTTTAGCAAATATGCTATTAATATATACCTGTAAGCTAATTTGTTAGCGGAATTAAGGCATAAAAATACCGTAGCATTAAAGTTGTAGTGATCGCTGGGGGGCGACTACTTTGGGATTTCTGTGTCTTTTTTCCATACATATAATTTAGCATATTTGCTAATTGATAGTCAATAATTTAGCGCAAATTTTCGCAAAAAAGAAAGTAGGTGAAAGAGTGCAATATTCAAGTTTTGGAATAAAGGTAAGGATGGCGTTATTAGAACGTGAATTAACTGTTACTTCTTTGGCTTCCGAGTTAGGAATTTCAGTTTCTTATTTATCAGATATCTTAAAGGGTTCTAGGAAAGGAAAAAACAAAAAAAACGAATAGCAGACACTTTAGGTATTGAAATATGTGAGGAAGATTTAAAATGATGAATCAATTAATTGAAGTGGATGAACAGCAAAGCAAAATAGATAGTCCGAGCCCAGAAGCAATAAAACTTTTAAAAGCATTCTTAATGAGGACATCAGTTCCAAGAATAGTGGCTCAAAGAATTAAAGAAAGAACAAAGGATGAATGTCAAAGTAACTAACTTTAGGAGGTATCAAATCATGAACGGAGTATTATCCGCAAGTAAATTAATGAAGGCATCAGATGTTGTAAAGAAATGCGCTGAAATGAGAAAGAGCCCCGCGTTATTAATTATTACTGAATTAGAAGCAAAGCGCAGAATATACGAAATAAACCGTGAGGTTTCAGCTCGAAGGGAGGTGAGTTAAGTGAAGCATCATGAAGTGGAGGGGAATAAAGAAAAACCCTCAACTGTTGGTAAAGTAACAATTGAGGAATCAAATAATTGGTATGAAAAAGAAGTTAAGAGAACATTATATACATCTTTATTTTCTTTATTAGTATCAATAGCAGTTCTTATTTTTACTTTTTATAAAAGTTAATCAGCAATGCTAAAAAGCTAATAATTAATGCAAGTATCGAGATTATTCTAGTTTTCAAAAGACTACCTTTATCCCACATAGCTTTTTTACCATCAGATGTAATAGTATACCAGTCCCTAGGAATTGGTATTGGGAAACCACCAATTTCGGTATATCCATCGTAAACAGGGCTAATAAAGTTATTCTCGTTCATGTATTCAAGATGTTTATAGGTAGATTTAATTTTAACCTTACCAAAGGTGTTAGCGAAAAAGAGTTTTAGATAAATTGATAAATTCATATTAATCACCTACCTTTCTAGAAATATTTTACTAGAAAAGGGGAATCAAATGAAAGGAAGTGTACCGATTGAAGGAAGTAACATTGGTTTTTAAATCAGGTGCTACAGCAAGTTTTACAGCTAAACAATTTAAAACTTTTAAAAATAGCTTTGGTTTTTTATCGGGAATTGAATATGAAGGTGCTACTGGAAAGGTGCCATTCCACATTGGTGTGAGTAATATCGATGCAATATTTGTGGAAGAGATTGGTGAAAAGGGATGCACTAAGGAACCTGATCATCCAATTGAAGATTTCTATGGTTGTGAAATTAAGTGGGATGATAAGTATTTTATGTTTGGACAGAATGCCGTACTTGAAGAAAATTTAACAGCATACTTAATTGAGCAAAAAAATGTTGAATGCTTTCGAGCTGTATAAAAAGAAAAAACACCTGCGCCAACAGGTGATTTAGAAAAATAAAATTCAAAGTCATTATAGCATGAAATTTATTCGTGTAAAGGAGGACCTAGGATGAATGAACAATTTGAAGTGAAGAATTCATATTTGGTAATGGTAGGGAAACTGTTTGTTGCTAATGGTCTGTTTATTACAAACTTCTCTAAAAATATAAATGATGCTACGGAATTTAATTACGATACAGCGAAGGAATTATCTTTCCAAATTGGCGGTGTATTCGTTAGAAAAACTGTGGAATATGAAGTGGTGCAAAATGATTAAAAAAATTGAAGAATATGTACAAGCTGTACGTCTAGCACAGGAAATTGGCATTTTGGGTGTCTATAATAACCGAATACATGTCAGGTATCAATTATTTGAAGAACTCATAAATGAGCAAGGAAATCTTGAAGTAGTGAAACGTGATTGTTCGGAATATCCATTTGAAGCCACTTTCACCAAAAACGGTTTAACTTATCTTTCCCTTCACACTGAAGAAGAAATTAAAAATACATTTGGAGGTAATATCGATGAACTCATTACAAGCAATTGAATTAGCGGAAGTTGACGAATTACAAGATGCGGAGCAACGATTTGAAATTCATGATTTAGAAAGCCTTAACTGGGCATTTCGTAAATTGACTGCACTTAAAGCAGAAGAAAAGAAAGTCACAACCTTGGCAAATGTTGAACGTGACCGTATTGCACAATGGGAGCAAAGTGAATTGAAGACCATCCACAATAGTATTTCATTCTTTGAAACTCATATCCAACGTTATCATGCGGAACAACTTGCAGCGGATCCAAAGCAGAAAACTATTAGTACACCTTACGGTAAATCCAAAACTCGTAAGAGTAGTGAAGCGCCAGAGCAAAAAGATAAAGCCCAGGTACTTCAATATGCTATTGAAAACCATCTTGATGATTGCTTAAAAACAGAAGTTAAATGGGGTGACTTGAAGAAGAAATTCAAGATTGTAGAAATTAGCGGTGAAAAAGTAATTGTGGATGAGGATGGACAAATTGTTCCAGGGGTAAAGATTAAACCCGAATCTATTTCTTATAGTGTGGAGGTATAGGTAAATGCTTTGTCCTTATTGCGGCAAAGAACCAAAGTTTATGTCCAGTAAAGAATTCTATGGAAAAGATTATGGATCAAACATATATGTTTGCCGTCCATGTGATGCTTATGTAGGGACTCATGGGAAAACAAAGACACCATTAGGAACATTAGCAAACAAAAATCTAAGGATAATGCGAAAGAGAGCTCATAAATCATTTGATCCATTGTGGAAGTCAAAGAGAATGAGTCGTTCACAAGCATATAAATGGATGGCTGAAGTTATGAGCCTTCCATCAAAAAAAGCACATATAGGTATGTTTAATGAAAGGCAATGTTTTAAATTACTGAAGCATATTAGAGAAATTTCATTAGTTCATTTTTAGAAAGGAATGATTCCATGTTTCAAGTAACAGAAGCGAAACGTGAAAAAATGAAAGCTGTAATTGGTTTTATCGGTTGTAGTGGATCAGGTAAAACAGGTAGTGCATTACTTACGGCATTTGGGATGATGCAAGAATCATATCCGAACTTATCGGAAGAAGAATTATGGAAGAAGATTGGTGTTATCGATACAGAACATGAACGCTCAAAACTTCATGTAGGTCTTGTGTATGGCGAAACGAGAATAGGGAATTTCCTACATATTAACTTCACTCCACCGTACACAACTGAAAGATATAACGAAGCGGTTCAAGTTATGAAGAAGGCTGGTGCCGAAGTACTTATCATCGATTCATTATCACATAACTGGCAAGGTGAAGGCGGCATTATAGAAACTCATGGTGAAATGTCTGGTAACTCATTTCAAAACTGGGGCAAGCTTTCATCTGAAACTACTAAATTAATAAAAACGTTAACTCAGAACAATGTTCATATATTAGCAACTTTGCGAACTAAAACTGAGTATGTAGTAGAACCTGATGCAAAAGGGAAAATGGCCCCACGTAAAGTTGGTACTAAGCCAGTGCAAAAGGATGAAATGGAATATGAATTCATGCTTAATTTTGTAATCGATATTGATCATGTAGCTGATACTTCAAAGGATAATACGCAAATGTTCGAAGGACATCCACAGAAGATTACTGCTGAGGTAGGGCGTAAGTTATACAAATGGCTTGAACTTGGTATTGATGTAAAAGTTGAGGAAGAAAATGAAAGAAATGTTCTTGTTGCTCAAATTAAAGAAATTGTTAGTACGAGTGATGATGCAGCGAAGATGCTTTCTGAAATTGAATTTAAAACTAATCAAAAACTTGAAGATTTCAATATGAAATATTTAAGCGTTGCATTAGATAGATTACAAGCTTTTAACAACAAGGAGGAAAAATAATGTTTAAAGTAGATCATAGTCAAGCAGCTGAATTTGAGGTAATTAAGCCAGGAGAATATGAAGCAACAGTAGTTAATTATGAATTAAAGCAAGCAGCTTCAGGAAATAATCAAGTAGTAGTTGATTATGAGATTCGTAGTGATGTAGAGCAGCCATTCCAAGGTCAAAAGATTTTATTTGATAACTTCACGGTTACTGAAAAAGCAATGTGGAGATTCCAAGCAGCATCGAAGGCAGCACAGTTCCCTGATGGAATGCAATTTGGTAGCTATAAAGAATGGGCTGATACATTCCTTAATAAGCCATTGCGATTAGTAGTAGGTGAGCGTGAGTATAACGGTAAAAAATATCCGCAAGTAAATGGATTTAAAGTATCTGAGGTATCAGCGCCAAGTACTAGCGTTGAAGTTTCAGATGATGATGTACCATTCTAAAAATTAATTAACAAGATTCAAATAGGAGGGAGCTACTAACGGCTCCCTTTTCCAAAGGGAGAAAATCAAATGAGATATAAATTTAATCAAATACCGGCAGAGCTTAAAAACACTCCTCATTGGATCTTATGGCGGTCAGAAGTAAGAAACGGTAAGAAAACAAAAGTTCCTTATCAAATCAATGGGGAAATGGCTCAATCAAATAATAAGCGAAGCTGGTCAACGTTCCCGACAATCATAAAATTCTATGAACAAGGAGATTATGACGGAATCGGATTCATGTTTTCAAAGGATGATCCATTCATTGGAATAGATATTGACCATTGTATCCAAGAAGGTGCGCTTACAAGTATAGCTGAGGATGTTATTGAAACAGTCAATAGTTACACGGAATATTCACCAAGTGGTGATGGCATCCACATTATTGCAAAAGGTAAGCTGCCATTAAAAGGACCAGGTACAGGACGGAAAAATGTTGATATCGGATTGGAAGTATATAGGCATGGACGTTATTTCACTTTTACTGGTGATTGCTTAGATCAAGTTCCTGTGGAAGATAGAACGGATGAATTAAAAGTTTTATTTGAGAAGTATTTGAAAGAAAAGCCAAAGCCTGAGAAGAAGCAAAGTACTACTTCATTTGAACGGGAGGACATTACTAGTTTATCAAATGCAGAATTATGGGAGCGAATGTTTGATAGTAAAAGCGGTGCAGCCATTAAAGATTTATTCCAGGGCATGTTGATTAACGGTGACCACTCTTCAACTGATATGGCTTTATGTAATCATTTAGCATTTTGGACTGATAAAGATTCAGCAAAGATGGATTCAATGTTTAGAGAGTCTTCCTTACTTCGTGAGAAGTGGGATAAACCACATTCTAGTGATGGTCGTACATATGGGGAAATGACAATTGATACAGCAATCCTTTCTACGCCTTCCACAATTGCTGATTATGAACCACCTGAAGAGAAGAAGTATGAGGTTTATATTTCCGATAACTCAATTGAAGATACTGAGGAAATAATCGATGAAGCACCAAAATTTCATTTAACTGAGTTAGGAAATGCAGAACGAATTGCATATTATCATGGCGATAATGTTCGCTATTGCAATGAATTGGAATGGCTTATATGGAACGGTAAGCATTGGCATGAGGATAGTAAGAGACAAATTGAAGCTATCACTGCAAAAACACTTAGAGCTATATATGGGGAAGCAAAAGCTACAGAAGATAAATATCAATCAAAGTTGCTGCATGATTGGGCTAAGAAGTGTGAAAGACGGTCCATCCGAATTAATAGCATATTGGATGTAAAACCAATGGTGTCAGTTAGAAAAAAAGAATTAGATTCTCATAGTTTTCTTTTTAACTGTGATAACGGAGTTATCGATTTAAAGACTGGTGAATTATTACCACATGATCGTGACTTGTTATTAACAAAACTTTCTCCGATTAAGTATGACAAAAATGCTGAATGCCCAAACTGGAAGTCTTTCATGGAAAGTATCTTTAAAACACCTGCAGGTGAACCAGATCATGAATTAATTAACTATCTGCAGAAAGCTATTGGTTATTCATTAACCGGTGTAACAAAAGAGCAAGTAATGTTTTTCTTATTCGGTAATGGTCGTAATGGTAAGTCTACTTTCATTAACATCATCCAGGACTTACTTGGTGATTATGGAAGGCAGACAAACAGCGATACTTTTCTCAAAAAGAGAAATGATTCAGGAATCAATAACGATGTAGCCCGACTTGATGGGGCGCGTTTTGTATCAGCTGTTGAGAGTGAAGAAGGGCAACAATTATCTGAAGCCCTGGTTAAACAAATCACTGGTGGTGAGAAAATGTCAGCTCGTTTCTTACGCCAGGAATATTTCGAGTTTACACCTGAGTTCAAAGTATTCTTCACAACAAACCATAAACCAATTGTTAAAGGTTCGGATGAAGGTATTTGGAGAAGGATTATGCTTATTCCATTTACCGTAACAATTCCGAAAGACAAGATTGATTATGATCTACCAGATAAATTAGCAAAAGAAATGCCAGGTGTTTTGCGTTGGGCTGTTGAGGGTTGTATGAAGTGGCAGACCGAAGGGTTGCGTGCACCTGAAGCTGTGAAGGCAGCGACCGCAGAATATCGTGAAGACATGGATATACTTGGACCATTTATCGATGAGAATTGTGCGGTGTATTCGACAGCAAGAGTTGAAGCGAAGTTACTTTATGAAAATTATACAAAATGGTGTTATCAAAATAATGAAATGGATTTAAAGAATCGTGCTTTTTATCGCCAATTAGAAATACGTGGTTTTAAAAAAGAAAAAGGATCAAAAAATAAAACCTTTATTCATGGAATGACATTAAAC